GGGAGAGTCTTCAGTATTCAGGCCATAGAAGCCTGGTGCTGAGAGACTGTAACTTTGGAGTTGTGCTGCCATTAGACCGCCACAAAGTTGTCTTCAGGATAACGAGTGGACTCCAATGCAATAGCATCAGATAGCATCCCCCTGAACAAAGCGTAAGCCTCATTAGAAGCAGTGCCTCCATCCTCACCACGCTCAATCAAACCACGAGCATAGGCACTTTGAGTCACCAAATAGTCCAATACCTTGACTGAAGTGCCATCAGCAGACAGATTAGCCTGTGGGATGGTTAAATCAAACTTCAGTGTGTAAACACCATCAGGAACGGGAAACAGGTCAACCTTTGTATCTCCACTACCATCTACACCACTAAAGCAGAACTCGCTAGGAATAGACTGTGATGGTGTGCCAAAGTTGAGCTTGCGGTTCATGTCCGCAACAGTGGTGTTATCTAAAGTTATAACACTGGTAGTGTTAATAGCATCATTAACACGGAACTTCTGACCCGCACCTGTCAAAGCGTATGAGCTTGTGCCACTGGTGGTAGTAACTGTAATTGTTTGTCCTAAGACATTCCAATTATAGGAATCTTCAATCTGACGTTTTGCATCATTGACAAACTTGCCGATCAATGCGGAATAGGAAGTTTCTGAGACTGTAGAAACATTAGTCTCACGCAAACGGGTGAGAACATCGTTAACAAGTTCTAAGTAGGTCATGTTCTTTGTGCTCCCTGAACCTCAAATGTTGCAATAAAACTGAATGAACTTCCCGCTTCAGTTGTAATTTGAAGCCTATCGCCTTCTTCTAAAACGATGTAAGCATTGCCATCAAACTGTAGATATTCCTTTGTATTAAAGTCATAAGCCGTAAGAATATCTAAAGTAGATGCCGCACTTGCGTCATACCACTGAACAGTAATGTGCTTAGTCGAGCCGCCAGTATTGTGAATGTACATCACAGTAAACTTGGCGTAGTAGCCCGTAGGAACTGTAAAAACAGTTGTCAGCGTATTGGCTGCTGGGCTAATTCCGACTGATACTGGCCTCATTTACTATTCCTCTTAGAGATCGCTTTAGCTTTAGCCTTTGCGTCTTCCTTGGACGTTGCGCCCCAAGCTCTAAGAGAAAGAAGGAGTCGGGTAGGCTTTCCATCTTTCATCTCAGCGCCAGGCATATTGCCCATTCGTGCTAGAAAGGATGCCCTACGAGGGTTGTCTCCCGATTTGACGGGTGGTTTTAAATTGCCACCTGTTTCTGCATTATACGATGCTCTGCCTTTGGCATTCAAGCCCCCCTTGGGGTTTTTTCCTTCTTTTGTTTGCCAAGCAGGACTCTTCATATCTACCTCATCTAAATTTTGCTGTTTTCTTTGCTATTGCTTTAGGTTGGGCAACAAACTGTTTACCAGCCTTTGTGCCTTCACGCTTGGCCTTAGTGGTTGCCGCATACTCTTTAGCCGACAAAGATTTGATAGCCGCCTCTGGTAAATATCTTTCACCTGTTACAGAGGAAGGCTTACCAGACTTGGTGCGCCATTTCTGGTCGCCCCAATCTTTTAAACTCTTTTGAGGGGCTTTCATTTCATCTTTTTAGCGCATTTACCCATAGATTTGCACTTGCTAGGTGTTGGGCAACCAGCGCAAGGCTTAAAGGTTTTAGCAGCTTTGATTTCAATAATACGCATAATTTTCTCCAGTTAAGATTTGTAACCGCCACCCTTGGCTTTGTATTCTTTAGCTAACAATTGTGCTTTACGGGCAGACCACTCACCAGGATCACCACCCGAGCCACCCGCCTTGATCTTCTCAAACAAGGCTTTACGCATGGTAGGTTTGGTGTATACCTTTGCTTGATTGACCTTAGACTTCATTTCTTCTTAGCCTTTCCCGCTTCAGACAAAGCAATAGCCAAAGCCTGTTTTGGATTAGTAACGACCTTTTTATTGGTAGTCAACTTGCCCTTACCAAACTCAGTCATCACTTTGCTGATCTTCTTTTGGGCTTTAGTTTTCATATCAGTACAAAACCTTGGCAGTAATTGTTCCAGACGTATAAGCGGTGCAATTGGCTCGCAAATACTTAGGAGCGTTTGCAATAGTAACAATGCCATCAGCAGTCAATGCTGTGCCAATCGTTGCGTATGTTGTTCCATCCAAACTACCTTGCAAAGCAACAGTAGCTGTTGTAATACCTGCAACTTGAAGAAATGCAGGTTGACCAGCATCGGCTTGAACTGCTTTGGATGCACCAGAAGCAGTAACGGCATTAAGAAGGGTAACGGGAGCAGTTAAAGAAGCCATTATTTACCTCGTCCAGATTTTTTCATCATGTTTGTAGCAGTACGACCACCACGGGTAGGCATGGCTCTAGGCTTGCCAACAGCAATCATTATTGACAAAGGCATTCCTTTCTTAGAATCCTTTTTAGCCGCTTTGGGACTAGACATTTTTGGTGTTTTTCCGTACATGGTTTTTCCTTATCGAACTAGCTTGGTTGCAACAAAAGAAATGATACCGCCAATAACAGAGGCGATAGCCATTCCTACGAAAAAGCCACCTTTAGATTTGTTAGCCATTTCTAAAAGCGTTTTAATATCTTGGCGAAGTGCGTGGACTTCTGCTTGTAAAGCCTCAACTTGGGCTTCTAACTTACCGAATTCTCTTGGATCAATCTCAGACATTTGATTTCCTTGGACGACCCATCTTCTTAACAGGTACTGGAGGTTGCAAGACTATTTGCTTTTCAGAAGTTTCTTCTTTAACTTCATCAATTCTGACGTATCCTTCGTGACCTTTCATGCTATCAATATCATGCTGATAGGTGAAAGTTACTGTGTTTCCCGACTGTAAACAACGAAAAGTAGCCATAAGGACTCCAAAAAAAGGGGGGTATTAGCCCCCTTTAATTAAACTGCACGACCAATAATCAAGGTCAATGTAGTTGATGCCAAATCTACAGTACCTGCTGTAGGGTTGTAAGTCACGATAGTAACTGTATTAGCGGCTGAAACATAGGCTCTACGAACCAAACCTGCCTCAGAAACGCCAACAGACATACCGATAACCATGTCGCCCAAAGCAACGCCTGGAACTGTAACTGTATCCGTAGCGGTTGCAGTAGTAAGTACTGATGCGCTATCAAGGGTACAAGTAACATCCCAAGTGTCTGTAAATAGACCACGGAATTGGTCATTACCCCTGCGGGAAACGACTGCTGTTGCTGCTGCCATAATAAATCTCCTTAATGTAAAAAACCCCCCACCCGAAGGCGAGGGGAAAGGTTGTTATCAAGAAGGAACAACCAAGGCAAACATGGAAGAAGACAAAGCTGCACCAGTTGTAGCGGCACTACGCAATGCGGCAACGCCATACAAAGTGTCCGATGTGAACAAGGTAGCCAAGTAGTCTTGCTTGTACTGAGTTTGTGAACGGATGCCCACTTGCTCAACCAAAACCATAGAGTCTTTATGACCCATCAAGCAGACACGAGCAATAGCAGAACCGCTTGTTGGGAAAGCAGCAGTTGCAGATGCAGAGTCAGCATTGCTAGATGTGAACACGGGGATACCATATAGGTTGCCGATTTCACCAGTGCGGATCGCATTGCCATTACCCACAAAAGCCTGTTCTGTGTAACGGGAAAGACCCATCAACGTATTGCGGCTTGAAGGAGGAATGACAAAGAAACGACCATCCATAGGAGTGTCGTTGTCATCCAAACGCTGAATAGTACGACGAATAGACGCATCAGTCAGAGCAGAAGCATTACCAGTATTGGTGTTTGCTGTGTAGTCAAAGGCTGTAGTGCCGTCACCACCAATAAAGGCAGAGCCGTACTGTGCGCCTGTAGAACCACCATTAGCAACACGACCCAACTGGATCAAGCTAGTGTCTACTTGCTTGGCAAGCGCATAGCCCGCATCAGCAGTGTAGAACTGGCGCAAGCTATTCAAGGCTTGTGCTTCAACGATGTCCTCGATGAAACGTGAGTACTCAAAGTGCTTGTTAATGTTAACCAAAACTTCTGTCTCTGTATCTGCAATCAAAGTGACAGCAGTAGAGGCGGCTTTTGCTGAAGCGTTACCACGGGTAGGTGCGGGAATGTGTACTACATCACCCTTCTTACCCTTGAAGTTCATCTTCATTACGATGTTAGCCAATACAAGATTTTTCTTGTAAGAGGCTACGATTTCATCAGACCAGATTTCTGGGATGAACTTGTCTGCGGTACTTACTGTAACCGCTGGTGTTGGATATGCCATAATTAAATCTCCTAAAGTTTAACGAACCCGACCCTCTTGATAGGCTTGCATGATTTCTTCACTTAAAGCGTCATATCTAGTTGGGTCTTGCATTTTGAGCCGAATAAGGTCAGCCCTTCTGTATACTTTCTTTGATGATTCACCAGAACCACCTATATCAACACCTACTGCTTTTAAGTTCTGCTTGCGAGTTACCTCGCCATCATCACTCGTTTGCTTCTGTTTAACAGAACGTAGCTGTTTATAGGTAGATAGCAATTCATTGGCTGAGTCGAAATCATATCCA